TTTCTTTATAATAGGGGCGATGGCTTCTTCCCATTGGGGATAGGCAAAAGCTGGCTCTGTTAAGTTTTGCGGGGAAGCGAATGACCTATCTTGAAATTGTAAATTCTATTCTGGTGCGATTGCGTGAGCCGACGGTATCAACTGTCGGCCTTGATGCGTATTCGACCTTGATCGGCAAGTTCGTTAATGACGCCAAGCGCCAAGTCGAGGACGCCTACGATTGGAATGTTCTCGGCCAAGAAAAAACTGTCACTACCACATCAGGCACGTATATCTATTCGTTGACCGGCGCAGGTCAAAAATTCCGTGTATCAAGCGAGCCGTTAAACACGACTAGCAATGTCGTCATGCGTCAAATCAGCGTGTCCGATATGCGTCAAAAGCAAAACTTCACCCCGATTGTCACCAACATCCCAGCGCAGTATTGCTTTGAGGGTGTTGATGCTAATGGCGACGTTGAAGTTCAATTATATGGCCGCCCTGATGGCGTCTATACGATTAAGTTTTTCCTGACTATCCCACAAGCAGCGCTGGCGTCCGATGGAACATCAATACTGGTTCCTGACGTAGTCGTTGAGCAAAATGCTTACGCTAGAGCGTTAGTTGAGCGCGGCGAAGATGGTGGCCTAACTTCATCGGAAGCATACAACTTGTATCGCTCCATGCTGGCTGATTACATTTCATTAGAGGCTACACGCTATCCAGAAACTCAGGAGTTTGTCCCAGTATGAGTCAAGAGCTTGAACGATTTAGCGTTAACGCACCAGGCTTTTATGGCCTGAATACGCAAGACTCGCCATTGGATTTGGCGGCTGGATTTGCGTTGACTGCGATTAACTGCATTCTGGACAAGTACGGTCGGATGGGCGCACGTAAGGGATGGACGAAAGTTAATACCAGTTCGGGCAATTTGGGCGCTAACGATATTGGCGTTATCCACGAATTGGTGCTTACTGGTGGCTCTGTTACTACGCTATTTGCTGGAAACAATAAGATATTCAAATTAAGCGGCACAACAGTTACTGAGTTGACCTATGGCGGTGGTGGTACAGCACCAACCATTAGCGCCAACAACTGGCAGTGCGCATCGTTAAATGGAGTAACATATTTTTTTCAGTCCGGTCATGATCCAATAATCTATGACCCAGCGGTTAGTTCTACAACGTACCGCCGAGTAAGTGAAAAGTCTGGTTATGCCGGTACGGTGCCACTAGGGAATATTTGTATTTCTGCGTATGGTCGCTTGTGGATTGCTAACAGTACGTCAGATAAAACAACGCTAACCTTTTCTGATTTGATTGCTGGCCATATTTATACCGGCGGCTCATCAGGCACATTAAACGTCAATAACGTGTGGGCTAACGGTGCTGATGAAATAACCGGCCTAGCAGCGCACAACGGCTTTTTGTTTATCTTTGGCAAGCGGCAGATTTTGGTTTATCAAGGTGCGACAACACCTAGCACAATGTCGTTGTACGACACCGTGGTTGGTATTGGTTGCCAATACCGTGATTCGATTCAAAGCACCAACACAGATGTGGTGTTTTTGTCCAACAGCGGTGTGCGCTCAGTTCTTAGAACCATTCAGGAAAAGTCTGCGCCATTTCGTGACTTGAGTAAGAATGTTCGTAATGACTTGATGCAGTTGGTAGCAGGTGAAACACCGGCGAATATTAAAGGCGTTTATTCAGAAATAGACGCATTCTACTTATTGACGTTCCCAACGGCGGGTCAAGTTTATGTGTTTGATACGCGAAATGTTATGCAGGATGGATCATCGCGGGTAACTACGTGGAACGACATTAAACCAACGGCAATGTATGCGTTACGCAATGGCGACCTATTGATTGGTAAGAATGGTTACGTTGGTAAATACGGCGGGTATCTTGATGACACTAGCACGTATCGAATGCAGTATTACACCAATCATGCCGACTTAGGTGATGTTGCTGTTACGTCGATTGTTAAGCGCATATCCATTGTTGCTATTGGCGGTTCAGACCAAGTGGTAACGATTAAATGGGGGTACGATTTTTCTGAGAACTATTTGTCTCAGAACGTATCTGTTCCAACCCAAGGTATTTCTGAATATGGCACGGCTGAGTATGGTGCTAATGGCGTTCCTGTTGCGCAGTATGCCGGTGGTATTGTGATTCAGAATTTATTTGCTCAAGCTACTGGTTCGGGTAAAGTTTTCCAGACAGGCTATGAAGCCGAAGTGAATGGGTTTGAATTATCGATTCAAAAGATTGAAATTTTGGCCAAACGTGGCCGTATAAATTAAGGGGCGGCAATGTCTGACTATACCAAATCAACCGACTTTGCATCTAAGGACGCGCTGCCATCAGGCAACTCGGCCAAGATTGTAAAGGGTACGGAGATTGACACAGAATTTAATAATATTGCGATTGCTGTTGCGACTAAGGCTGACTTAGCCAGCCCAGGCTTTTCTGGTAGCCCAACAGCACCAACGCAAACAACTGGCGACAATACATCTAAGTTGGCCACAACAGGGTTTGTGCAAGCTGCATTAAGCGCTCTGTACCCTGTTGGCTCGATCTATACCAATGCGGCAGTTAGCACCAACCCTGCTACGTTACTTGGATTTGGTACATGGTCAGCGTTTGGCGCTGGTCGTGTCATGGTTGGTCTTGATGCTGGCAATGCAGCGTTCGATACAGCGCAAGAAACTGGTGGCTCTGCTGATGCGATTGTCGTTAGCCATAGTCACACGGCAACATCAAGCGTTAGCGACCCTGGCCACAACCACACAATAGGATTTCAAAATCACACAATTGACCAAAACTCCGGATCAGCAGCTCTTGCTAAACAAGGCACATCAAACACAAGCACCGCAAGCACAGGCATTAGTGTTAGCACTAGCATTAGTACAACAGGCTCAAGCGGAACAAACGCTAACTTGCCGCCGTACATCGTTGTTTATATGTGGCGCAGAACGGCATGAGTGCAGTATTGGAAAATGTTGGCGGTGAGATTACTCACCACTTTTCAGATGGCTTGTATGCCAAGGAAGCATTCGTTCCTGCTGGCACGGCCATCATGAAACACACGCACAACTTTAGCCATCTATCTATTTTGGCCAAAGGTCGTGTTGCAGTAATGAAGGGCGACGTCATTGAAATTATTGACGCGCCAGCGTGTATAAATATTGAAGCAAACGTAGTTCATGGCATTAAGGCCATGAGCGATTGTGTCTGGTTTTGTATCCATTCGACGGATGAAAAAGACCCGTCTAAAGTGGATGAGATTTTAATTAGAGGGGAATAGTATGCCAATTGTTGCCGCAGGGGTAATGGGTGGGTTGAATTTGGTTGGCGGCATGATGGCTGCTGACTCTGCTAAAGATGCCGCACGAACATCAGCAAAAGCACAAATAGAAGCAGCACGAATTGCCGCCGAAGAAGCTCGCTTTAGGCCAGTTGGCGTTACGACGCGCTTTGGTACAAGCCAATTTGGTACAGATGCTAGTGGCCGAGTAAGTAGCGCTGGGTATACGCTATCGCCAGAACTAAAAGCCTATCAAGATCGTTTGATGGCGTTAAGCGGTCAAGGATTGACGCAAGCCGAAGCAGCTCAAGGAATGTATCAGCCGCTAACTGGTGCAGCAACTGGCCTGTTTAATTTGGGTCAACAATACTTAGCGCAGTCGCCTGAAGCAGTTGCCGCTCAGTATATGCAAAGCCAGCAAGACTTGTTAGCGCCAAGTCGTGAGCGTCAATATGCTCAACTGCAAAATCAGTTGTTTAATACTGGCCGCGGTGGTTTGTCTGTTGGCGCAACAGGTATTCGCCCAGGCGGCGGTGCTGGCCTTGCCGCTAGTAATCCTGAATTAGAGGCGTACTACAACGCATTGGCTCAACAAGACGCTGCATTAGCTTCCCAAGCACAACAAGCAGGTCAACAACAGGTAGCTTTTGGGACAGGTTTGTTTGGCCAAGGTGCTGGATTGTTGGGTCAGTATCAAGCCGGTCAAGTAGGCGCTTTAAATCCATTTAGCACTTATATTGGCGGCGCAAGTACATTGGAAAGTTTAGGTCAGCAACCGTTAGAGTTGGGCGCTAATATTGGCGGTAGAAATGTTAATACAACAGGCGCAAATGCTTTGTTGGAGGGTGGAATTAACGCCGCAAGAACTATGCAGCAAGCTAATGCCTACAACCCATATAGCGCAGCGATACAAGGTTTTGCAAGTAATCCTTATGTTCAACAAGGCGCACGCAGCTTGTTTGGTGGAGGAAGTTCACCAACTGGTTCATATGATTTTTCATCAGTTCAGCCATCAAGAACATACGCTCCATCCCCAATGACTTCACCAGATATGTACCGTCGCAGCGCGTTTGATTATTACCCTGGCGGCGATTACGCTGGTGCAATATAAAACATAAAGGACAATAATCATGGCAAGCGAAATCTTAGGTCTGTTTACATCGCCGGAGCAATACCGAGCGATGCAAGATCAGCAAACACAAAGGGAAGCGATTCAATACGCTGGTCTTACGCCGTTTCAACGTGCTGACGTTAGTTTATATAGTGGTGGCAAACAACTTGGCCAAGCTGTTGGCAGTTTGTTTGGTATGGAAGACCCACAACTGCGCAAAATATCAATGCGTCAGCAAATGCTGACCGGTGCTGGTGGTAATCCACGTATCAATTTGAATGACCCAGGCTCTATGCTTCGTGCGGCTAATTTAGCGCAGGAGCAAGGCGATCCAGAGTTTGCTCAGTATCTTATTGGTGCAGCCAACGATCTAGCCAAGAACATAGCTGATATGCGTTCAAAGTCAGCCACCGCTGCCAAAACTGAATTGAGCATTGCTCAAGAGGAAAAGTTGCGCGAAGAACTTGGCAACCTTGGCCCAACGCCAACTAATGAGCAAGTGTTAGCGGTTGTGTCTAAATATGGTTCACCTGAGAAAATAATGGGTGTTTTGCAAGCTACTCAGACGGCGCAAGCTAATAGAGAAGCGCGCAAAGAAGAAAAGCAATTAATGCTTGATCAACGCACACAAGAATTAGCGGATAAGGCGGCTCAAAGAGAAAGAGAATTGGAAGTTGCTCACGCAAGAAGATTGGAAGAATTAAGGCAAAGAGGCGCTGATGCAAAAGATTTACAAGCACAAAGATCGGCAGATAAGAGAGAGCTAGAAGCTCAGAGATTGGCAGACAAAAAAGAGGCAAGAGATTTAGCGGCGGCAAACAAACCATTACCCGCTGGCATTCAAAAAGCTGAAGACGCTGATTATGATGCGGCTCAAGCAGCGATTAATCTGGCCACTGATGCTGATAAATATTTGACTAGCATCAAATCCGGCAATATTAAGTTTGGTTTAAAAGACAGAATAAGCATTACAGCTCGCAGCGCACTTGGTTCAGGCGATCCAGATGTGGTAGCACGTAATGACTTTGAACGCTTTAAGACAACGCTAGTCAATGAATCATTGCGCTTAAATAAAGGTACTCAAACTGAAGGCGATGCAGCTAGAGCAGCCAAAGAATTGCAAGGTGCTGAATCTGCTGCTGATGCAGGAAAAGCGATTCAGACATTGCGCGATTTAAATGCTCGCCGTGCTGCTGATTATAAGAATACTATTGAGCGCCGTCGTGCTAACGCTAAGTTACCGATGCCTGAGATGATATTTGAGTCACCTAAGTTTGAGCCGCACGTATTCACCAATGCCGACTATGCAGCATTGCCAAAGGGTACGGTATTTATTGATGACAAGGGCGTTAGAAGGAGAAAACCATAATGGCTAAAAACGCATGGGAAGACGCTCCGGTTGTTCAGGAAGAAGCGCCACAAGTATCTACGTCAGTCTTTCAACCTTCCGTTCCCTATTCTGGTGCGGCAGAGGCTGGTCGTGCTGTAGCGCAAGGCGCTTCATTTGGCTTTGCTGACGAGATAGAGGCGGCTTTTCGTACAGGTCGAATTAGCGGCCCTCATCT